ATCTCGTCTTGCCGCGTGGATGTTGATTGTTAATGGCCTTCAAGCCGATAAGGGACATGTATTTTATGTCGCTCCCACCCAAGGACAGGCGCGAGATATCATGTGGCAAACTCTTTTGGAGTTGGGTCATCCTGTTATCGCTGGTAGTCACATCAACAATCTCCAAATCAAACTGGTCAATGGAGCAACCATTAGCCTCAAGGGGGCCGATAGACCAGAGACGATGCGAGGTGTCTCGCTCAAGTTCCTAGTGCTAGACGAATACGCGGATATGAAGCCCGAAGTATTCGAGCAAATCCTAAGACCCGCATTGGCCGATCAAAAAGGCTGTGCGATGTTCATTGGGACGCCCATGGGAAGGAACCATTTTTACGAACTGTACAAATATGCGGAGTTAGGGGATGATCCGACGTACTGTGCCTGGCACTTTACTTCTTATGACAATCCACTATTGGACAANNATGAAATTGATATNGCTAAGAGGAGTATGTCTAGTTATGCGTTCCGTCAAGAATTTATGGCAAGCTTTGAAGCTCGCGGGTCAGAAATGTTTAAGGAAGATTGGGTTCGGGTCGAAGACAATAAAGATCCCGTCGGGGACTACTACATCGCCATCGACCTTGCCGGCTTCGAAGAAGTCAACAAAAAGCGCACCAAAAACCAAAAGCTCGACGAAACCGCGATCGCCGTCGTCAACGTCTCGGAAGAAGGCTGGTACGTCGAAAATATAATACATGGCCGCTGGGAGTTAGCCGAAACTGCCATGAAGATATTTCAAGTGGTTAGGGACTATCGACCTGTTAGTGTTGGGATAGAAAGAGGTATTGCAAGAAACGCAGTAATGACACCTTTAACTGACATGATGAAGCAATACGGTACGTTTTTTAGGGTGGAAGAACTAACTCACGGCAACAAAAAGAAGACCGATCGTGTGATGTGGGCGCTTCAAGGTCGTTTTGAAAATGGAATGATCACCTTAAACAAAGGCCCTTGGAATGCAAGATTCCTTGACCAACTCTTTCAATTCCCTGATCCTTTGACCCATGATGACTTAATTGATGCTCTTGCTTACATTAGCGACCTTGCAAAAGTAGTCTATGACTACGAATACGAAATAGATGACCACGACATCTTAGACATAGTGGCGGGATACTGACATGGACGAAATATACGAACCAGATGCGTTAATGATTGAGCAGTCTGTTGAAGGCTGGGTAATGACAAAGTGTGAGAACTGGCGTGATTACTATGAATCAAACTATGAAGCGCGTTTTGAAGAATACTATCGGCTTTGGCGTGGGATTTGGGATCCTGCTGATAGCGAGCGTCGGAGTGAGCGTAGCCGTATTATCTCTCCTGCTCTACAACAGGCTGTCGAATCTAATGTTGCCGAACTAGAAGAAGCCACATTTGGCAGAGGCAAGTGGTTCGATGTCTCTGATAACTTTGGCGATACCTCTAGGGAAGACGTTCTTTTCCTAAGAAACAAACTCACCGAAGACTTCGAAGACTGCATGATCCGTAAGTCTGTTGCGGAATGCCTTATCAATGCCGCCGTGTTTGGTACAGGCGTTGGTGAAATTGTTATTGAAGAAATGAAGGAGATGGCTCCTGCTACTCAGCCGATTATGGACGGTGATCTTCAGGCGGTTGGTGTCACCATAAATGATCGAGTGAAAGTAAAGCTACGCCCTGTCCTACCTCAAAACTTTTTGATTGATCCTGTAGCCACCAGTGTTGATGAGGCATTGGGTGTTTGTATTGATGAGTTTGTTAGTCGTCACCAAGTCGAGCTACTACAAGAGCAAGGTGTATACCGTGATACCTACATAGGATCTGCGGCTCCTGATACTGATCTCGAACCCGATCAAGACATTACGATCTACAACGACGACAAGGTTCGGCTTACTAAATACTACGGCCTTGTTCCTAGAGAGCTTCTTAACGAAGCCATGGATGAAGAGTCTGAAGGCGATAGCCAGTATGTAGAAGCTGTAATCGTTATTGCTAACGGTGGCACGTTACTCAAGGCAGAAGCTAACCCTTACATGATGGGTGATCGCCCTGTTGTTGCATTCCCATGGGATGTGGTGCCTGGACGTTTTTGGGGAAGAGGCGTTTGCGAAAAGGGCTACAACAGCCAAAAGGCATTGGATACAGAACTCAGAGCGCGTATTGATGCGCTAAGTCTAACAATCCATCCAATGATGGCGATTGATGCGACTCGCCTGCCAAGAGGTGCCAAGCCAGAAATTAGACCAGGCAAGATGGTATTAACCAACGGAGATCCTAGAGAGGTGCTCCAGCCATTTAACTTTGGTCAGGTAGGTCAGATTACGTTTGCACAAGCCGGTGCATTACAACAAATGGTTCAGCAAGCCACAGGTGCAGTAGATTCTGCGGGTATTGCAGGTCAGGTAAACGGTGAATCGACGGCGGCAGGAATCAGCATGTCGCTCGGTGCTTTGATTAAGCGACATAAGCGCACACTAATTAACTTCCAGCAGTCTTTCTTGATTCCGTTTGTTAAGAAGGCCGCACATCGGTACATGCAGTTTGATCCTGAAAACTACCCTGTTGCTGACTACAAGTTTAATGCTAGTAGCACGCTAGGCATTATTGCTCGTGAGTACGAAGTGACTCAGTTGGTACAGTTGTTGCAGACTATGGGCAAGGAGTCGCCGCTTTATACAACCTTGATCCAGTCTGTTGTAGACAACATGAACCTTTCTAATCGCGAGGAACTGTTGGCCGCAATGTCTCAGGCAATGCAACCTAATCCTCAGGCACAGCAAATGCAGATGCAAGCGCAACAAGCACAGTTGCAATTCCAGCAGTCACAAACTGCGGCCCTATCTGCACAGGCACAAGAGTCTGCGGCTAGAGCGCAAAAGCTTGCGGCTGAGGCGGCTGTTGTTCCGCAAGAGCTTGAGATTGACAAAATCAATGCAGTTACTAGAAACTTGCGTGAAGGCGATCAAGAAGACAAAGAGTTTGAGCGTCGTATGAAGATTGCCGACACACTACTAAAAGAGAAACAAATCCAAGGAAAAGAGAATGTTAACAGACAGAGAACTCCAAATGATTTACAGCAAGCTCAACGCCCAAATGGAGCCGTTGGCGCGCCAAGTGCAGGAACTCCAGGCCAAGGTGGAGGCTTTAACCAATGAGCAAGAAGGATCCCCGACTAGAACGCGCAGGCGTAAGCGGGTTCAACAAGCCGAAGAGAACGCCCAACCATCCCACTAAATCGCATGTTGTAGTTGCGAAACAGGGTGATAAGATCAAGACAATTCGTTTTGGTCAGCAAGGAGTTAAAGGTGCAGGCAAGAACCCTAAAACCGCAAAGGATAAAGCGCGGAAGAAGAGTTACTACGCCCGACACAATGCTCAGGACGCAAATCCCAGTAAATTATCTGCGCGTTATTGGTCGCATAAGGTTAAATGGTAAGCACTATGAAAGTACCGGCACCTAAAGGCTATCATTGGATGAAGAAAGGTAAAGAGTATAAGTTGATGAAAGATCCTGCCGAAGGCTATAAGCCACACAAAGGCGCGTCTAAGTCAGCAGATTTTGCAATTCAGAAAGTTCATAAAAAATAGGAGAGTGTTATGCCTGGTTATGGAATGAAGTCAATGAAGCCTAAGAAAAAGCCTGCACTACCTAAACGTAACGGGCGCATGCTTACTAACAAGAAGAACAAAAAGAAGAAGTAGTCATGCCTAAAGCAAAGGCAAAGCCTAAAAAGAAAAGTGCGATACCTGCGAACGTAAAGAACAAAGCACTTTATTCGCGGGTAAAGTCTGAGGCTAAACGTAAATTTGATGTCTATCCCTCAGCGTATGCTAATGCTTGGTTAGTTAAGACCTACAAAAAACGTGGTGGCACTTATGGCTAAAACGAAAGGCGGTCTTACTAAGTGGTTTAAAGAAGAGTGGGTTGACGTTAAGACGGGCAAGCCTTGTGGTCGTAAGTCCGCTAAGAAAAGTAAACGTCCCTACCCTTCTTGTAGGCCAAAAGCGGTAGCGGCTAAGATGACTGCGGCAGAAAAACGATCTTCGGCAAAGCGCAAGACTGGCCCTGCCAAGATTAAACATGCTGTAACAGCGTCAGGTCGTCGCAGAAAGACAACCAAAAAAGCCTGACATTTTTTAAAAACCGTGCTACAAGGCACATAATCAACGAAAGAGAAGAGGGAATTTATGACACCTGAACTTGAGGAGTACTTTAACAACTACAACGAACTGTTTAACCACGCTGGGTTTAAGCAGTTAACAGAAGAACTGGCTAACAATGCAAGGCAGTTAGCGGATCTTCAAACAGTTAAAGATCAGGAGGAGTTGTTCTATCGCAAAGGCCAGGTTGCCGCTCTAGCTACAGTAATTAATCTAGAAGGAACGATTACTGCGGCGCGAGACCAGGCTGAAGCAGAAGGGCAAGAAGAGTTAGATGTATAAGATATACGACTTTCGTTGTGATTGCGGTCGTATATTTGAAAAGATGGTACGCAGTGGAGAGACAGTCAGTAGGTGCGACTGTGGCTTGACTGCTACTAAAATGCTGTCAGCGCCTAAATGCGTACTCGACGGATCTAGTGGGGACTTTCCAGGTCGCCACATGAAGTGGGTACGGGAACATGAAGAGGCTGGCAGAAAACGTAAATCTCCAAACGGAGTTTAATTATGTCTAGAGCAACGATGATTGATCCGCACCTTGAAGAGGAGAATGCGGAAAACATCGAAAACGAAGTCCAAGAGACTCAGCAGGCTGATGCAGAGGAATCTGTTGATGCCGTTGAGCAGACTCAAGACTCGGTAGAGACTGACACTGACAACGATATTCCAGAGCAATACCGAGGTAAATCTCTGAAAGAAGTTGTTCAGATGCACCAAGAAGTTGAAAAGGTGATGAGTCGGCACTCTAACGAGGTCGGTGAGCTTCGTAAGATAGTGGATGAGTACATTACTACTCAAACACCATCGCCAGCACCTCAACAGAATGTTGAGCCTGAAAGCGATATTGATTATTTTACGGATCCTCAAGGAGCTGTTAACAGAGCAATTGATAACCATCCTAAGATTAAAGAGGCCCAGAAATACACTGAAGACTACAAGAAGCAGGCGGCGTTGGCGGCTTTGGGTAACAAACACCCAGACATGCAAACAATTCTTGCTGATCCGAAGTTTGCAGAGTGGATCGGGGCATCAAAGATTAGGACTCAATTATTTGTAGAAGCTGACCAACAGTACAATGCTGACGCGGCTGATGAGCTATTTTCTCTCTGGAAAGAAAGAAAGGTAGTTGCACAGCAAACCGTTAATGTTGAAAAACAGGTGCGTAAGCAACAACTACGGGCGGCTAATACAGGTAAAGCTCGAGGCAGTGCCGAGTCAACCGCAAAGAAACAGTATCGCAGGGCCGACATCATTAAACTGATGAAAACAGACCCCGAGCGTTACCAAGCCCTGTCAAATGAAATATTTCAGGCATACGCAGAGGGTCGAGTCAAATAATCTGAAAGGAGATTGACATGGCTACTGCAACTTACCCAGGCGCGGCTGGTAATACCGCGAAGACAGAGGCGGCTACGTTTATTCCAGAGATCTGGAGTGACGAAATTATTGCCGCTTACCAAAAGAACCTGAAGATGGCTCCGCTCGTTAAAAAGCTGGCTATGTCAGGCAAGAAAGGCGACAAGCTTCACATTCCTAAGCCCACTCGTGGTGATGCGAATGCGAAAGCGGCTGACACTGCGGTTACTATCATCGCAAACACCGAAAGCGAATTGACTGTCGATATCGATCGTCACTTCGAGTACTCACGTCTTATCGAAGACATCGTAGAAGTTCAGGCTCTTTCTAGCCTCCGTCAGTTCTACACTGAAGATGCGGGTTACGCGCTTTCAGTGCAGGTTGACAATGACCTTCACGCGGCGGGTACTGGTTTTGGTGATGGTGGCACTGTTGTCTTTAGCCCAGCGGCTACTGACTATCAGCACACTGGTTGCTTCTTTAATGATGCCGGTACTACTACTCAGTACACCGACGACACTATGGTAGCGGCTGACGTGTTCACTGATGCTTTCTTCCGTGACATGATCCAGAAGCTTGATGACAACAACGTACCTATGGACGGACGTTCGCTTGTTATTCCTCCTTCGGTTCGCAACACCATCATGGGCATTGACCGATACGTGTCTTCTGACTTCGTAACTGGCCAAGCAGTTAACTCTGGCCTTATCGGTAACTTGTACGGCGTAGACATCTACGTTTCTGCTAACTGCCGAACTATCGAAGCGGCGGCTGATAACACAGCTTCTTCTGTCGATACTCGTGCGGCACTTCTGTTCCACTCTGACGCTATCGTCATGGCAGAACAGCAAGCTGTACGTTCGCAGACTCAGTACAAGCAGGAATACCTCTCAACTCTGTATACGGCTGACTGCCTGTACGGTGTTCAGGTATACCGTCCTGAAGCTGGTTTCGTACTCGCAATCGCTGAGTAATGATACCTGGCCCCCTTCGGGGGGCTTTTCTTCTTTTCGTATATTTTCTGCAATAGGAACCTCAGATGTCGAACTACTCTAAGACCACAGACTTTGAAGCTAAGGACTCGTTACCTACGGGCGACTCAGGAAAAATTATCCGTGGCGCTGAATTTGAAACAGAGTTCGATGCAATCTCTACTGCTATTGCAACCAAAGCTGACACAGCAGGGCCTACGTTTACTGGAACCCTAACCTTTGAAACTATTTCTGACGGAACCATTGGCGTTACTGCGTTCGTTGATGAAGACGATATGTCGTCCGACAGTGCAACTCTGGTTCCTACACAGCAGTCCGTAAAAGCATACGTTGACTCACAAGTCACTGCACAAGACCTAGACTTCCAAGCAGACTCTGGTGGTGCGCTTAGTATTGACTTGGACTCTGAGACCATGACGTTTACTGGTGGTACTGGTATTGACACAACTGGTTCAGGTAATGACGTTAGTTTTGCCATTGACTCTACCGTTGCCACACTGACTGGCTCACAAACGCTTACCAATAAAACACTCACGTCTCCTGACGTAAACACTCCTGACATTGACGGTGGTACTATTGACGGTACTGTCATTGGCGGTACTACTCCTGCCGCTGTCTCTGCTACCACTGTTTCTGCTACAGGCAACATTACTGTAGGCGGTACTGTAGACGGACGTGACGTGGCTACTGACGGCACTAAGTTAGACGGTATTGAGGCTGGTGCTACTGCTGACCAAACAGCCGCAGAGATTCGTACACTGGTTGAGTCCGCTACTGACTCTAACGTCTTTACTGACGCAGACCATACGAAGCTTGATGGTATTGAGGCTAACGCTACAGGCGATCAAACCAATGCTGAGATTAGAGCCGCAGTAGAAGCCGCTACGGACTCTAATGTATTTACTGATGCAGATCACAGTAAACTAGACGGCATCGAAGCCTCAGCAGACGTAACAGACACAGCTAATGTTACAGCCGCTGGTGCTTTGATGGACTCAGAGCTAACCAGCGAAGCCTCAGTCAAAGCTTTGAACCAAGGCGTAGCTACTACTGATAGTCCTACCTTTGCAGGCGTTACTGTCAATGGAACCGTAGAGTTTGACGGTCTGTCTGGCACAGGCGCTGTTAGCGTTACAGACATTCTTGACCAAGACGATATGTCTAGCAACAGTGCTACTGCGTTGGCTACTCAACAGTCGATTAAAGCATATGTTGATTCTCAGGTTGCTACGGCAGACACGCTGTCTGAGGTTCTTGCTAACGGTAACACTACTGGCGGTACAGATATTGCCTTTGGCGATAATGACAAGGCTATCTTCGGTGCTGGCTCTGACCTACAGATTTATCATGATGGGTCTAATAGCATTATCAAGGACGGCGGCACTGGTGATTTAGAAGTGCAAGCTAACCGCTTTGTTGTTCAGTCTGCTTCTGGCGCTGATAACTTCTTGATTGTTACTCCGTCTGGCGGCGTAGACTTGCGACATAACGCAAGCGGAACGGTAGGAACAAAACTAGCCACCACCTCCACAGGCATCGACGTTACGGGTACTGCTGATGCTGACAATGTGTCTATTACAAGTACGGCACCTACGTTAGTACTAAACAGAACCGATAGAGCAACTGATAACAAACGAATACGATTTGCTCATGATGGTGAAGATTTTAGAATACAACTGTTTAACGATGCTGAAAACGCTGTAACCAGTGCTATAGGTGTCAACCGTACAGGGATGACGTTAGATAGCATAGTTTTCTTTGAGGATACAGGCACGACTGCAAAACTCACATGGGATGCTAGTGCTGAGTCATTAACCTTCGGAACAAACCTAGCTATAACAACAAACAAGATTGATGTAGCTACTGGTACTTTAACTATTGACGTAGCGTCAGACATAATATTCGATTCTGATAGTGGAGGATTCCAATTTAAAGATGGAGGCACTGAATTTGGAAGAATATTAAACTCTTCTACAGATTTTGTAATCAAGTCAGCAGTCTCTGATAGAGATATGTTATTTAGAGGTAATGATGGTGGTTCTGAAGTTACTGCCCTTACCCTTGATATGTCATCGGCAGGTGCGGCTACGTTTAACTCGACCATAGCGCTGGGAGACAACAAACAAATTTTCCTTGGAGCGGGTAATGACGGGCGCATTAGCTTCGACGGGACTGACACTCTCAACATTACCGCCTCGAATGGCACAGCAACAACACTAAACCTTACTGCCAACAACTTTACGATTGGCGGTGCAAGCGCTTTAATTTCAGGCACTGCGAATGATTCAGTGGTAATAAATGAGGCCAGTGGAGACGTTGACTTCCGCGTTGAGTCTGACGGCAACGCCCATATGCTGTTTGTTAACGCTGGCACTGACCGTGTGAGTATAGGCGACAGCGTAAGTAACGGATTGCTAACCGTTGTAGGCGGAGGCACTGGAAGTTATAACCAGCTAACCTTGTCTAATAGAACTGACGCAAATTCAAACAAAATCGCAGGGTTAACCACCCTAAGCTACGCGGGTGATAACGTATCCGTTTTTCAGTCCTTTACCCAGTCTGGCACAAACAGCTTGTACTTCGGCTCCGCAGATGGCTCCCATCGCGGTTACACGTCGATAAATACATACATCTCAAGCTCTGACACAGCCACGACAGGTCATAGAAGAATACACAAAGCCACGTATTCTGAGTTCGCTGTAAATGAAGACAGTGCAGATTTAGACTTCCGTGTTGAGTCTGACAACAACTTTACCGCTCTGTTTGTTGATGCTGGCAATGATCGAATTGGTCTTTTTGAAGACGCTCCTTCTGCGCCATTACATTTAACAACTACATCAGCGGGTAATGCATTTTTAATTGAGTCATCAGATGCAGGCTCTAACGGTGGGCCAATCATAGTGCTTGATAGATCATCATCTAGTCCAGCAAATGGCGACACGCTAGGCATGATTAACTTCAACGGCAGAAACGATGCTGGCGAACATCATAACTATGCGCGAATAGAATCACGGATCGTAGATGTTGCAAACGCAACAGAAGACGGAAGGTTAGAGCTTTCAACAAGTGTAGGAACTACTGAAGGCACATCTCGCTTACTGCTTAACGGAACAGAAACTGTTGTTAATGACAATAGCGCAGACTTAGACTTCCGTGTTGAGTCTGACAGCAACGCCAATATGATTTTCGTGGATGGTGGCAACAACTCAGTTAGCATAGGTACTGCTAATGACTACAACGGAATGCTTAATTTGTCTAACGCATTTGGCGACTATTGCGTGGCTATGCAGGACAACGAAGTTAATACTGCTTTTGTTTTATTTAGAAATAACTCCGGCACATCTGTCGGAAGTATTTTGCGGAGCGGAACAAGCACAAACTACAACACCACTTCAGATGCTCGACTTAAAGAAAACATTGCAGATGCCGACGATGCAGGTGCATTAATCGACGCTATTCAAGTCCGTCAGTTTGACTGGATTGAAGACGGCGAACATCAGCGTTACGGCATGGTAGCTCAAGAGCTAAACACAGTTGCACCTGAGGCTGTATCTCAAGGCAACGCTAAAGAAGACATGATGGGCGTGGACTACTCAAAGCTAGTACCCATGCTTATTAAAGAAATACAATCCCTACGTGCGCGAGTCGCACAACTCGAATCCAATTAAGGAGATAGCAAAATGGCAATATCAACAACATGGTCTGTAAGCAACATGGTTCGTAACGAAACAGATGGCGGTGTAGTAACCGTTTACTGGTCTTGCGTAGCCTCAAGCGACGGCACACCCTCTTACTCAGCAACAGAAGGCGGCAAGCTACGGCTTACTCCTGATGCCTCTGCTGACGACTTCATCGCTTACGCAGACTTAACCGAGGCCGACGTGCTGGTTTGGGTTTACGAAAGCCTGATTGAAGGCGAGGAAACCGCGACTGAAGCTAAGGCTCGAATTGAGACTGACCGTACTGCAAAAGTCCAAGGACAAATTGATCGTGCGGCGGCACAGTCTGATGGTATGCCGTGGTAAATCATGTAAAAAAATGTTTATGGATATTGTTGATTAGTGTTGTTAGTCCCGTTTTTGGGCAAGACACTCCTGAAATAGATCCAGTGCCTGAGGTAGATCCTCCGCCAGTCAGAGATGATGGCGAGTATGACCCAGACATTGGTGGGGATGACACTAACATTGAGGGTGACTTAAACACGTCTAACTCAAACAACAACAATGTCACGAAAACATTTAACGGTGCGGGGTCACGGTCTATGCCGGCAAGCACAGCCATAGCCCCCTCGTTAATGAGTAACGGAACACAGTCGTGTCTTAAGTCGATATCAGGCGGTGTTCAGTTAGTTGGTATTGGTTTGTCGTCTGGCATGTATCGCCAGGATGAAGAGTGTAATCGAAGGCTTAACGCGATCACGCTTTCTAACATGGGCATGAAGGTAGCTAGTGTAAGCCTTATGTGTCAGAACGCGCAGGTATGGCGAGCTATGTTTATGAGTGCAACTCCCTGTCCAATCATTCGCTCAGGACGTTTGTTGGTAGGAAAGAATGCACTGTTAGCCATAAAAAAAAATCCTGAATTATGGATTCCTGATTATGCAGAAGCATCAGACTTTTACGACAGGCTTTTAGCTGGGGGTGGTAATGAAGATAGCGAGCAAGATTCTAGTGGCGATAGTCTTAGCGAACGTTTCCGCTCCACTAAGCGCGACAGAAATTGATGATCTCGTAAACACTTCTCAGAGCATAAGAGATACGTTTGCTTATGGCATTAAAACAATTGCAGGTGGTGAGTCTTATGCCGGTCAAGGTTACATTGCTCCAGCTATGGCTAAAGATGGACACATTACTACTGAACAACAGAATGCTTATAACGCGGCTGTCTCTGCGGTTATGGCGGCTACTTACACATACAATCCTGGGGCAGAGGAGTACTTTCAGGATCAAGCGGATCAAGCCATGGATCAAGTATCAGAAATGATCGATGCGTATGTAGAAGCGGCACAAACCATCATTATGGTTGCGACTGTTAATGAAATGGCGCAGGACGCACAAACGGCAGAAGATGAACGTGAAGCTATGGCACTACAAGAGTTTATGGGTGCTAACGATGTAACGTTACAGGATGAGGAAATTGAGGCTTACAACGATGCTCTATCTAACACTGAGCAAGCAATACAGGTAGCCGCCGCATACATGGCAGTTGCTAGTGATGAAGGCTTGTTAGAGCAAGCTAATGACATGGCATTTGATCTGCGTGTGACGTATGAAGAAGCGGCCTCTGTGTTCTTTGATTTAGACACAACAGCGGTTTGGGTGTCGTTTGATGGTGGTAGCACCATTCAGGGTTTGCAGGTAGGCAACTACTTTGTATCGCCTGAAGATGTTTTGACTAGAGCGGAGACGCAAGATTTCTGGACTACTAGCCCCGAAGGTGGTTGCTGGTTTGCTGAGAATCAACAGGAGTGTTTGAACGGTGGCCCTTGAAGACTTAGAAGTTAATGTCGGCGGGACGTCCATCAAGGGTGTTTGGATTGCTATTGTGCTGACATTTGGCTCAACAATTGGTGGCGGAATCTGGGCGGCGTCTCAGTTCTTTGCACAACTAAACGAACAGTCTGAAGCGGTGATCTCGGCTACGGCACAGGCTGACGCTCTGGCAACACGCTTTAACGACCTGCGCGATGCTAACACTATTCGCTTGCAGGATATGGATAAGAAGCTGTCAAACATGGAGCAGGCCATGACAGCGGCTGATGTAGAAAATCTACAAGGCAAACTTGCAGAGCTTGGCGCTAACCTTGTGCAGATTATGGACGCTCAACAAGAATTACTAGATCTACGTGACCGTATTAGCACAGTAGAAAAGACATCATCAGAAACAGAGTTACGTGTATCTGGAAAGTTAGATTCCTTAAGCACGATTGATGATCGTTTAAAAAGATTTGAACGGGATATGGATGATTTATGGATGGCCATAGACGCAACTAACCCGCTAGGTGGTAACTAATGGATACAGCAGAAGAAGCATTGCGTCGCATTGAGATACACGAAGCTGAGTGTAAGCTTATGCGCGAAATGATGGAGAAGCGTTTAGATCAAGGTGCCGAGCGTTTTAACAAGATTGAGCGGATGTTGTTAGCTATGTATCCATTTATTATTGCTTGCCTTGGAGCAGTGGAGTACTTCTCATGAAGTTTGATGCAATCAAAGGTTTAATAGGTGATCTTGCTCCTACCCTCGGAGCGGCCCTAGGAGGCCCTGTAGGAGGCGCGGCGGCTACTATGCTGGCAGATGTACTGGGTTGTGATCCTACGCCTCAGAAGATCGAGAAGGCCCTCCAGCAGGCTACCCCCGAACAGTTAGCTGAGATCAAGAAAGCTGAACTTGACTTTGAAGTCAGGATGAAAGAGCTTGAAGTTGATGTATTCGCGCTAGAAACGAAGGATATACAACATGCAAGGGAATCTTTTTCAGAAGATTGGACAGCAAGAGCGATTGCCATTATGTCTATCTTGCTCTTTGGTGGTTATGTTTTGCTCGTTACTCTCCAGCCTGCTGATGACAACGACCTCAATGTCGTTAACTTGGTGCTGGGTTATCTCGGGGGCATCGTGTCTTCTGTGGTAAGTTTTTACTTTGGTGCTAGTAAGTCAGGATCTAAGTAAGGAAAGATAAATGGCAAGATATGGCGACATCTTAGAAATAAACGGGCAACTTGTTGAGTTTACCCCTGTTGGCTATATGCCTATAGCAGGCAGAGAAGGCATGCTTACAAAGCCTGCGCCTACTACCAAACAGACAGGCCCTGTTGGTACGCCTAGTGCGCCGCCCAAGCAGATGCCAGGAGAGTCTGGGCCGTTTGATCCTAACGCTTCAGTACCAACGCCAGCACCAGCGCCACAACAAACTGCACCTGTAGGTACGCCTAGCAGTGACCCTACAAAGAGACAGCCTGGTGAAACCGGCCCGTTTGATCCTAATGCTGAACCGCCTGCTCCTGCACCAGCACCAGAGCCTGAAGCAGAATTAGCGCCGCCCAAACCTTTGCCAGATACAAAAGAGCCTGCGCCAGAGACAGAAGGCGTAACTACCTTTACATTCTTTGAGGGTGTTGAGCGGGGTGACGCCAACCCTAACGCGCTGTATGCAAGGGGTGATTCCACACAGGTAACAGAATCTGAACTACGTGAGTACTTCAATGCTCAGGGTTCTCAGATGCTCAAACGAGCCTTCGGTGACTTTGATAACTACCTTGCCTATATGACTGAGCGAGAGCAATTAATTCAGTCAGGTGACTACGATGTAGGTAACTGGGATGAGTACACCGGAGCGTTAACCGAAGATGAGCTAATGATTCTTGAGGGCGAGGATCTTACTCAATACACCGATAGCGATCAGGATGTTTATACAGAAGCCTATGGCGAGCGAATGCAAGAGCAATCTTCTGCTTATGATCGCTGGGTTAACTCTGAAGAAAACCAAGCGCTCTTAGCCAAGTATGGTGTTGGCTCTACCATCTATAACAATGATGGTGACAAGTACGAATGGAACGGCTCTGCTTATGTAAAGACAGTTAAACAGGATCAGTTAGGTTTAGCTGATTATGTAAAGATGGGCATTGTTGCCGCAATGGGGGTTATGACTGGTGGAGCATTAGCTGAAGCTGGTTTAGGAACTATTTCATCTTCTGTTGCAAGTAATGCTATTACTCAAGCAATTAGCACTGGATCTATAGATCCTGATGAACTTTTGCAAACAGCGGCTACAGCAGGATTTAGTCAAGCTCTTAATCAATTTATTGGCCCTGAACTTAAAAAAGCTTTAAACGGCCTTGACCTTTCAGAAGTAACTGGCATTGATGCTGTAGACAATGTTCTTAATGCAATGGGTCAAACAGCTATCCGTCAAGCAGTGTTTGATGGTCAGTTAGACATGGATCAAATTGTTTCATCTGGTTTATTTGCTACTGCATCAGAGTTTTTCCGATGGTTAGCGCCAGCTTCTGATTCGGCAGAAAATAAGAAAAAACTTGAAGAATGGAATAACAGCATAACAGCAGAACAACGTGCAGAACTTGTTGAAACCCTTAACAGAGAGTTTGAAAATGATTTAAACGCCGCTTTAGCCGCGCAACAATCAGCCTCTATGAGCAATGCTCTTAACAGGCTTCAAGAAACTTTAAATGAAATGTATGCACCAGAACCTGCTGACATTTCCGCAAGCACCGTAGACGCGGCAGACTCAGAATTTGCTGACACAACAATGTCAGAGGAAGAGTTTTTAGAAACCGAAACATTCCAAGAATTTGAGCCTGAGTATCAACAAATAACAGATCCTTTTGCA